ATCATGATGACATGTATAATTTGGGATGCCCTATCCCCACCGCACTGCAGAAGGGATTTGATATATCGCCCTGTACCGACATCCAATACAGGGATAGCTGCCGACTCTATGCGGTTACTTCCGCCTCAAGTGTGGCGACCCTACGCAGCATAGTAACTCCACACCCTATCGCCCGAATGAACGCAGGACGATTAAGCAGCATTCAAGTCTACTACTTCACACACGCCAGCCGTACATGCTAGTTCACGTCCACCTGACGTAGTGTCTTCCTTCTCATACTCACGTAGCTTTTCCCAATTAACACTCTTTGGCATCTGTGTCAACAGTTCATTGTAAGTGTCCTCATCAATATCCTGATATGGTGCTTGCTTGTATGTGTGTTCGCTGAATGGCAGGAAGCTGATGCCTGACACCTCATCAAAGTGTTCGTACACCCACGAGCCTACATCCATCCACTCATGTTCCTTGACGCTGATGGTTACACTAGGCTTGTGTTCACACCAGTGACGCTGGTACATCAGCCACAGTTCAAGCTGCTCAATGGCAGACATAGCTGTCCGTGTCACAGCAGCAGCAGGTGACTTCATAGGGAAGCTGAACACTGTAGTGCTGTCAGGCTTCATCACATCCGGCTCTGCAGGAATGCCCTCAGAGATGAGGAACTGCGTGATGGGGTCTTTGTTATCCCCACGTACAGTACGCACATAGTATGGATTGTGACGGGCATGAATGCCACTGGCACTGTCAACAAGCTGACTGACTGTGCCGCTAGGCTTGACACAGGTAATGGCTGCTGACTGTGAGATGCCAAGTTCTGCCGACAGCAGACAGTTTGTATCTACTGCAACATCTTTCAGTGCCTCAAGTGTGGCACCAATGTTTATGCCAAGATGCGCAGACTTACCTGCCATCAGTGCATTGTCCATGATACCAGTCAGTGATACACCAAGTAGACGTTCTTCCTCTGTATTGTTTTTCCATACCTTACGAAGATACTTAAAGTCAGTCAGTGTAGACTGGAACGTGCCAAGAATTGTAGCCAGACGAACCTTCTCTGTCAGTGTCTGCTGTGTGTCAGTAGAACGAACTACAACCTCAGACAGATTGCAGAACTGGTACGGACGCAAGATAATTTCACTACATGGATTGCATCCAAAGTCATGGTCAGATTCACGACGACCATTCTTGGCTGCCTGATTCTGTGCCGACTGACGATTGAAGATACCACGTTCACCAGACTTTGACTCATACAGTGCCAGCCATTCACGCATGAACGTACCCATCTGTGGCTTCTCTTTGTAGGCAACGCTGTTGTTAGCCAGCGCACGTTGCCCTTCATTCTCCCACCACTGTCCTGCCTTTGCATGGCGCATCTGGTCATCATTCAGATTGGACAGGCTGATGAGTGCGCTGCGCCGGACACCACCCACGACGACAACCTCACCAATTTTGCACATCAAGTCATGGCATTCAATAGGATACAGGCGACGACCTGCAGCCTTCTTGAACATGTCTACAGTAAACTGGAACAGTTCCTCAAGAGGTGCTGGACCACTAGCCCTGCCACCAAATGTCTTGAGACGTGCGCCAGCTGGACGTACCTCACTGGTATCCCACTTTGGAATCTGTCCTGCGCACAGCAAAGAGATGAGTTCACGCAAAGACTTTGCCCAGCCAGGACGAGAGTCGCCAACTTTAATGACAGTATCTGTGTCGTGCATGTCCTCATTTACGATTGGCAGCTTGTCAGTGTGGTGACGTTCTACTGAGAAGCCAACGCCTGTGCCACACATGAGAATATACATTGTCTCATCGAATGCACGAGGATTGTCCACAGGTACGTAGGAGCAATTGTAGCCACCTACATGGCAACGATCAAGCGCAGGGCCAGCTGTCATCAATGCTCTCATGCTAGGCATGATGTCTTGATTAAGCACAGCCTGTTCCAGTTCACCCCTCAATGAATCAGAAAGCTTATAATCATGCTTAGTGACCAGATGCTTAGTAATGTAATCAAAATATCGTGCGACTGTTTCACCCCATGTCTCCCTTCTTTGTTCATCTTCCTTCCAACGTGCGTAACGTGAAAGTGCAATAAAGTTTTGATAGTCTGTTGGTAGGTAATTGTTCATATTGTTACTCCATAATTGATTTGATGTTACGTATGTTTGCACCCTCTACTTCATAAAAGTATTCCTCAATACTTTCCTGTATGTCTTGCGCTACATTCTCGTCTGCAGGTACTGGATACTCCTCTGGATCAATGTCAATGGTGATATACATTTTAATCCTCATCGTGTACCTCAATCAGTTTCTCTAGATACCACAGGGCTTTCTTCAAATCTTCGCTACCATTCTTGTACCGATAACGCCATAGATATTTCATGATGTTACCCTGCAGATAATATTCAAACCCATCACCAGTTGCTGCATGAATAGCTTCAATACATTCTATACCCTGCTGGTTGTAGTGAGGGGGATGATTAACCATGTCCGATTGCTTCGCTGCTTGTCGCATATATTCTTCATGTCTCATCATGCATTACCTTTCGTATTCGTGTTGAAGTTAATAGTAATAACATTGCCATCTATATCTTCAATGAGTGGGACTTCTTCCCTTTCGTCAAACTCGTACGTAAAAAAGTTATCTACATAGTACGCTACGAAGTCACGAAAGTTATCGTCCTGTTCCATCAAAGGTATGGCAGACAGCATACACTTAACTACATACTCCATATCTTTGTATAAGTCAATAGGTATATCATGATTCTGACAACTAATGACAGAGAAGTTAGCTTCACCTGTATATGTACCAGAGTCTGTTTTTACTGGACGGACACGAATTAGAAAGTCCTCTTCGGTTACATGTTCTTCGGTGTCGTTTTCCTCTGTCATTTTTTACTCCTCTTCACTTTAGTTCCTGCAAATTTAATGAATCTTGGATGCTTGTTTTTTCCCTTCTCTTTTAGCCAGTCTTCGGGAATAATTCTATCATAGTATCTGAACCCGTGCTTGATGCACCATTCACCATACGTAGACTTAGCCCCCTTACGTAGCTTTCTTCTGCTGTTCTCAAAGACAAATCGAATGTCCAAGTTTGGATGTTGACGCTGTATTGCTAGATGCTTGCGTCTATCTGCTGCCGTGAACATTCCCTTTGTCTCAATGATAATACCATTGGCAAGCACGAAGTCAGGTGTGTACGTCCTGTAAGCAAGATCTTCCCATTCAATCTTAATGGACTCGTAGTCAAACGTAACTTTAAGTCCAGTAAGATACTCAGAAATCTTATGCTCAAGGCCACTACGAAATCCTAACTTACGTGCTGCCCTGAATCGTTTCGCATTATGCACTGTCGTATTCACTCGCCAGTTCAACATACGAAACAATCTTTGGTTCCTTCGCCTGTGACTTCACTGCTGGCAACTCTTTCATGTTAGGCCAACACGCTTTACGATAGTCACAGAACGAACACTCTTTGGCTAGAACTTTGTTACCAGTCGGCTTGCCTCTGAATGTTTCTTCTACAGGCTCAAAGCAACGCTTGAACTCATTAGCATCTACAGTTTTAATTGTGTCGCTAATCTTCTGCATTTCCTTTTCTGTATCTACGCCCGTAGCTGGAACATATTTGAAACTACCATTTGCTTTATTGACTACCCACCAGCCACCAGGTTTTAGGCCAGTAGCTTTAGCGTAGCCGACAAGCTGTCCCACGTAACCGAAAGCATCGCTACTATGAAGTGTTTCAAACGATGCAAACTTGTTGCGATAAGACCAGTCAGATGCTGACTTGACATCATCAACAGCACCATCAATAGTAAGGTCATATGTTCCATTAATTGTATGCTCGTCAACGTCCAGAGATACATTCTTTGAATCACCATACTCAACTCCTGCTTCTTTCAGTAGCCCTTTGAATACTGCTTCCACAATATCTCCAAGCATCATGTTCATGACAAAGGTGGTTGGACGGGGCAGCGCAGTCTCCGGCTTGTTCTTATCGAACCATAGCTGGCAGGTTGGCCTACCAATGTTCGACATACGAAGCCGGAAGTCGCGTTTATCTGTCCCGCCAAACTGACGTGCAAGCGCACCCATGACATCCAAACCAATCTGTTTGATTGTCTCTTGGGACATGGTTGACTCGCCCTTGGCAGCCTTGTCCATGTAGCTATGCAACGCCAGTTCAGCTGGATGATTCATATCATTCTACCTCTTCAACATCAACGTCAACAAAAGATTCAGCAAGTTCCTTCTCTTCTTCTGTAGCTTGCTGAACATGCTTCTCTTCCCAATCTGAAAGAACCCTACGATTATGGTTCTCTACTACAGCTTGGAAATCTCTGAGTAGATTTTGATCTGCCTCAGTAATCTCATGCATCGTGTCAAGGTCTGCTTCGCATACAGGCACGTAATAGGAACCATTCGGACCCTTACGTTCAGCAGTTGACACAATAATGTCATGCATGATCGGAAGCCTACGATGCTGTGCAAACTTGTTAGACACCTCACCAAAGTTCTTGTAGCCTTCCTTTACAGCCACATCAAAAACGAATGGTACATTTTCCAGTTCAGTTGGATTACCATCCTCATCCTTCGCGTCAACAAATGTAACAGTACCATACATGGAACGAGTACGCTTGATGGAACGAATTAGATTCTGCATGTCATCTGACAATGCCTCAAAGTCCTTGATGTAACCCGACGGCTTACCACAGTTAAAGCCACCGTAGTTATCTTTTAGATCAATGTCCAAGTTCTCTGCCATAACAGTCTTGACATAGTTCTTGCTAGATGGATCATACTTCTGGTACAGGAACCTCTGCATAAACAGACGCATCCTGATAGTCTCAGCATATATAGTCTTGCCCTCGACGTTTGCCATAAAGAATGATCCAGCCGACACGATATCGACATTCATCATCTTGCCATTAACCTCTGCCTTACCCTTGATGGGCTGGCTTTGGATTTTGATACGGGCGAGGGTACTCTTGTTCTCACCTGTATCAGCAGCCATGCCTAGCATTTGTGCCATAGCTGCATAGTTGTTGGAATCAATTACTGCAAGTTCACTCATTTATATTTGCTCCTTTCTTGGAAAATAGAACCGTAGTTTTATCACACTACGTCCTTTGTGTCAAGCCAATTTTCACCTATTTTGGCTTCAAGTTCAAGTGGTACATTAAAGACTATACCCCATCTCATTGTAATCAAACCAGGAAGATCACCATTAGTTTTTTTAATGATATCAATAACCTGCTGTTCCTCGTCAGGGTGTACGTCGATAACGATACTGTCATGCACAGTGTTGACTACACAAGACTGCATACCTTTTAGTAGCTTCTCAATGTGAAGCAAGGCAATAGGTACAATGTCTGCCGTAGCGAATGACTGCACAGGATAATTCTTGATCTGCGTAAAGTTAGTAACCTTGCCACTTTCAAGACGCTGGACACCCTCAAACTTAAACTGTCTACCAGAGGGTGTAGTAATCATCTCTGTAGTCAAAGCCTCTTTAGCCAGTCGGGTATGCCAATCTGCGATGCCTTGGTACTTCTCTGTGAAGTGCGTGTAGTATTCTGCTTCCGCTGGCGTTCTGCCGAAGCCCGTTGCTCCATATAACGGCGCGAATGTATGCGCCTTCGCAGTCTGTCTATCCGTAGGCTGACCAGCATCGGTAATAACTTTAGCGGTGTATGCGTGAACATCAAACCCAGTAGAT